CCCGTCGATCCAATCCCCACGTTGCCCGTCCACGGCAACGGGCTCAGTGGAGACCCGTTCAGGTACACCCGCTGCGTCGTGCCGTCATACGTCAAGACGACGTGATGCCATTGGCCGATGGTGAGGGTCCCGTCGTACGTGACGTGCTGAGTGCTGCCGTCCCAGACGACCATGTAGAGCGCAGACCCATAGGCCCCAAAGTAGGTTCCTGCCGTGCCACCGCACCCCAGAAAGATCTTCAAACCCGTCAGCGCGGACGGGTTCAGCCACATTTCAATCGTGAGCTGATTCGTGCCATTGATCGAAGACGTGGACCCGCCGGGGGTTGTGACCTTCGCCCCATCTGTCCCATCGAGCGTGATCGCGGTCGTGCCGTCGCTCAGCGCTCCGGTCGCCCCGAGCGTGTATCCTCCGCTGTACGTCCCGTCGTACTGATTCCCGCTCCAATCCATCGCCGTCGTGCCGCTCGACTCGCCCACTCTCCAATACCCCAGTGGAGCGTCGTCAAGGACGGCCGCAGCATACCCCCGCGTCACTGGGGAGCCGACCGCCATAAACTCGACGGCGCCGTTCGCCTCCAAGTAGACCCGGTCGTCGTTGCTGAGCTGGTTATGCTTGACATGGAGACTCGTCGCGCTCTCCGTAAGGTCGGCGACCAGCATCGTTGTCGGCCCCACGAGGATGCGCCCGCCAATAGTGCCGATCGTCTCTTGCGCCACAAGCGTTTCCACGCGGAGTTCTGCCGCATGGAGCGTCAGCCATTTCTTCGTGAAGGCGCCGAGGTCGGAGACGTACGTGGTTTCGGGTGCGACCGTCCCGTCGACTTGTAGCTTATAGTCTGGCGTGAGCGTCCCGAGGCCGAGGTTGCCGAGAACGTAGCTGTTCCCCGTTCCGGTAACGTGGAATTGCGCGTTGACGGTCAGATATTGATTCGCCACCGCCGCAGCGAACTCGCCGTAGATGAGTGCTTTTGTTCTGCCGTCTGCTTCGCTCGCCCGCATGGCGTTGTCGATGAAGAGCTTCATCGCTCCGGTTTCGTAGTAGCCAGCGGCATACCCCACAAAGACGCCACCGCCGTTCGTTGTCGTGCTCAATCCAGCAAGCGTGCCAAGAAACGTGCCATCACTGGCGAGGTTGAAGGCCCCGGCGCTTACGCCCCAGGCGGCGTTCCCGCTCCCTGAAACGTTGGTATAGAGTGCGCCGTACCCACCGGCCGTATTACTGTTCCCATCGACAGTCATCCGGAGCGTGTTGGCACCAAACCCGCTGTTGCCGTTCCCCACCGTATTATTCAAGAGGCTATAGACCCCAAACGCAGCCAGGTGCCCTCCGGTTGTGTTCGCGAGAAGCACGCCCTTGCCCCAGCCCGTGTTGTTGGTTGAGGCCATACCAAGTGGGTAGGTCGCCACATCCGTGGCGGTGATCACGCCCGCGGTCAAGTTGTTGCGGTTCGTCCAATCGTCAGCACCCAGGCTCGCATCAGAGGCGGCGTCGATGTAGGTCGTGGTGGAGTTGTCGCTGAGCGTCGTCACGAGGAAGTACGACGACCCACCCGCCTTCGTGCGGTAGAGTTTTCGAGCGGTGACGCGAGCATCAGACGAGAGGGGAATGGCACTGAGCGGGACGGTATTGTTGCCGCCGCCCGTTGTCACGACAGATGAGACCGTGCCGAGTTCAGTCTCACCAACCGCCGTGACAAACGTCGCCTTATAGAGATGCGCCCCATCGTTAACGCTGCCGCCTGCTGTCGGCGCGCCGCCTGTCGGTGCGCCAGGGGCAATGACTAAACGAAAGGCGAGGTTCCCGCCAGAGGTCAGCGCGGCGCCGCTGACCGGGTTCGGCGTCCCGAATCCCACGTTGCCGCCGAAATACGATGGCGTGGCTCCGACCGTGTAAATGGCATAGTTGGCCGCGCCGGAGGTGAGCGACCCGATGTAGACGCCGTACTGCGAATTGAGGGATGCGCCAGACCCCAAATAGCTGTTTTGGACACTCAACCCCATGGCGAAGGTGACCGCGCGCCCCGCAGCAATGTCATTTCGCGCCCAAAACCCAATCGACTGCGCCGTGGTGCCGCCGGCCCCATCGTTCCAGTTGTACGCCGTTACGCCCGTGAGGTTGTCCACGGTCCCAGTGGTATTGCCTGTGAGCCCGTTGACCCTGAGGACTTGTTTCAGGGATGAGTCGGCCGCCAGATACGTCGCCCCCACGATGAGTGTTTGCTGTTCGCCAGCGGTCCCGACGGAACGGGTCGCCGACACATAGAGCGGAGTACCCGCCGAGACCTCTGGAAGGCCCACATCACCGCCCGCCTCGACGATGACGCTGTTGCCAAGCGTGCCCGTCCCCGTCCATTTCGACACGTAGCCAGCGGTGCCGCTCCCGCCAACTGTGCCCGCTCCCAGCGCCTCCCATCCGGTCATGCCCGTGCCTGAGGTCTTGACGTAGACCGTTGTCGTCAGCGCCCCATTCGACCGCACGTAGAGGTCGCAGACCTTGCCGGTCACCGCGCCTTCGGGGGAGCCGGAGCCAGACTTCAGCGTGCAGGTGGTGTTGTCGAAGACGAACCGCGTCGCCAGGCTACTCACCTGCGCGCCGGCGCGCGTCGGCCAGGCCAGTACCACCAGGAGAAGTCCGACGATCGCCGCGCTACGCCGGAACAATTTGCACCCCTGGGTGTGAACAGACAAAGACATCGTCCGACCCGCCGCTGCCCGTCAGTTGCAGCCGGTAGGTGTGCGTCAGCCCGTCGCTCGGCCTGGTCAGCGTGAGCATCTGCGTCACCCAAGTCGTGCTCGTGCTCGCGGAGCCTGTGGCCGCGACCGCGCTGGCCGTGTCGTCGTAGACCGAGGGCGTCACGCTGACCGCGGCATTGCTGGTCTTGACCTGGACGCTGACCGTGACCGTCACTGAGCCAATCTCGCCCCAACGCACGGGTACGCTCACGTGGTTCGGCGCGTCGACGGTGCCCGCGTCGCCCGCGATCCCGTTGAGCCGTGAGCCGCCCAGATAGGCGACGGTCGGCATCGAGGACGAGGAGGATGGCGGGCTGCCGCCACCGCTGATCGCTGCCATCGTCGACGTGCCTCCACCCGACCACTGCTGGTACGTGTCGCGCCAGGATCCCTGCGACGTCGTGCCTTCGACAGCTGTCACGTCGTACCGCATGAGGTTCCGCACGTCTCGAGCGCGCACCTCGGTGATCAAGCAGGACACGCTGATGTGACGCGTCGTGCTGTTGATCGTCTGGATCTGACCAGGCCGGAGGCCATCCGCATACGTCGCATAGCGCACGATGCGCGCGGTCGCCGACACGCGCACGTCGAGTTCAGCCTCGGCCATGGCCTGCGCCGTCGTCGCGTTCGTGCAGTCCGGCGCCGCCACCGCGATCTCCCAGAGTCCGTGCGCGATCTGTTCCGCGGTCGGTTCCGTCGACGCGAGTGGGGCTTGGACGGTGAACGGGAACTGCGCCATGTAGAGGATGGTGATCGTCGTGCCGCTCACGTAGGTTGTCTGCCCGACGTTCTGGCTGATCGTGCCAGCCGTAAAGGTGATCGTCAGTGTCGTGCCGATGCCATCCTCGGGGATGATGTAGAGCGTCGCGCTCCCGCCGGGAGGCGTCACGTAGACCGCATACCACCGCTGGACCACCGGGTAGGTGAAGTCCCACGACCGAGCGGTCCCATTCGCCGTCCAGGTGTCCGTCTCTTCGACCTGCACGGCCGTGCCCGCGCGCAGAATGACACGGTTCGCGTAGCCCTCGTCCCCGGGTTCGACCTCGAGGTCCCCGTCCACGTAGCCATCGCCGTCGATGATGTTGAAGGGCGCCGCGATCGTGCCCGGCGCATACATGCCGAGGACCTGCTCGTAGCTGATGTCGCGCACGTAGCCCGATAGCGTTTCGAGATCGGTGAACACCTCGGTCAGTTTCGTCGCGTCATAGGTCAGCGCCGGCAGCGTCGGCCCGGTGGCTTGTGCCGAATCGAGCGTGACCCCGTAGGGCGTCAGGTAGGTGACGAGGACCTGGAGTGCGGCCAGCAATGTCCCGGCGGGAATGGTGGCGGTGACGTAGCGCCGATCCGCCAAAGCATTGAAATCGAGCGCGTTGACCGCCGTGGTGATCGGCGTCAGGCCCACCCCTTGAAAGCCCCGCTCGGTCGGCTTACACACGGACCCGCCAAAGATGCGCCGCGCCACCGTGCCGCCCGTCCCCCCCGTGGTGACGTTGACCGGCACCGTGAAGGTGGTGGGGCCCGTCCGCGTCGCCACGTAGGCCCCGCTCAGGGCTGGCGTGCTGCCCGTGTGGCCCGCGATCGTGACCGTCTGCCCACTGACGATGCCGTGCGGCTCCGTGGTCGTCAGAACGGTCGGAGAAGCCACGGACGAGGTCAGGACGGCCACGCTCTTGCTGACCAGCACGGCGGCGCCGAGCGCGGGTCGCACGGACCCATCGACGCTCGTCACCTCCACGGACAGACGGTCGATCCCGTTGATGACCGCCGCGATCTGCAGCGTGCCCTCGTCGATCGTGACCGGCGATCCGCCGATGCTGACGTCTAGGGACATGACTGCCTCACGTCCGCACCAACCCGTACTGCTTCAGCACGGCGGGGAGATAGGGCGCCATCGCTTCCGCGACCTGGCGGCCGTCGATGACGATCTGCGGACGGAACACGATCTCTGGCACCGTCGGCGTGGGCGCTGACCGGCCCATCCCGAGCGCGGCGATCGCACGCGCGAGCACGTCTCCCATGAACCCGACCGGCCCGATCAACTCGGGTTCCCCGCCTTCACCCACGCGAGCCATGTGCTCGCGCGTGATGAGGGCGCCGGTCGCATAGCCAGGCGTCCGACTGGGAGAGCCGCCCTCCTCGGGTGGCACGTAGTTCTCGTAGTCGTACCCGACTTTGACGCGGACCTGGGTTGGGATGTCTTTGATCGCCGGCGTCAGTTTGTTCCTGAGCGTCTCGATCAGTTCGTCCATTTTGGCGACGATCTTGTCGACTTCGGAGATGATCGGCGCGCCGAACTTGATTCTCGACAGGTCGGTCATCTTCACGCCGTTCTCGTCGAAGAGCCGCCCTTGCTCAAGCAGCGTTTGCGCGAACGACTTGAACTGCTCCGGCACCTCCGTGCCGAGCCGCAGGGCCTCGCTGATCGTCGTCCCGATCTTCTCGCTCATCAGATTGAACGTGTCGCCCGCGTCGGCGTTCATGTCGATGAGCGTCTGGTAATCGTCCCAGATGGCCTTGAACGAATCCTGCAGTTTCGCGCCCTCGAATTTTGTACCGAGGCTGGCGAGCGTGCCGCCGTACTTCTCCGCCAGCTCGTTCGCTGTCTGCCAGTTCATGACCGCGCGGTCGTCGAAGAACTGCTGTTTCCCCGCGATGGCGAGCTCGAGCTGTTTCTTGGGGACCTCCCCCAATGTCTCCACGATCGCCCGCACGGCCGCGTCGTAGGCTTTGATGTCCTTGGCCTGCCACAGGTTCTTGAGCGCGGCTTCGGCCTCCGTGCCCGACTTGCCCAGGAACGCGTAGCCCTCGCTGACCGATTTGATCATCGCGTCGCTACCGCCGAACTGCCCTTCGAACTCGGCCCGCGCCTGCTTGATGTCCTTGTACGCCTTGCTGGCACCCATCAGCCCGCCGATCAGCCCCGCCACCCCGCCGACCAGCGCGCCGATGGCGGTGCCCAGGACGGGCACCACGGACCCGACGGCCGCCCCGGTCGCCGCACCCGCGCCCGCGCCACCGAGCGCGCCGGCGGTTTTCCCGTACTTCTCGCCCAGATACTTGCCGATAAGGAAGCCGCCCACGGCAACCCCTGCGCCCGCCCCTACGCCAGCCGCCGTGGCACCAAGCCCCGCGCCTGCGCCCGCCCCACCTCCCACCGATCCCGCGCCCTCCATGCCGGCCGCCACCCCGCCAGCGCTGGCCGACAAGCCCCCACCGCCCGCCGCCGCCGCGCCGCCAGCCGAGGTGAAGAGCGAGCCGAACGACGCCAGCCCGCCGCTCGTCTTGCTCCCCATACCGGCGAACAGGCTCGAGAACCCGCCGGCAAACGCCGCCTTGTTCCCGGCGAGGCCGGCGAGCATCCGCTTCAGGAGGCCGCTGAGGAAGGCGTCGGCAATCTCCGCGAAGATCCGCACCACCGACGCTTTCAACGAGGCCCAGATGTCCAGGAAGCCATCCTTGAACCCTTTCGCGCCGAGCATCATCTGCGCGAACGTGCCAGACCACGCGGTCTGGAGTTGCCCCAGTATGTTCTTGATGCCAGGCAAGACCGACGTCGCCCATGTCTTCGGCAGCTCGCCGGTCACCGCAATCTGCGCCTCGACCATCTGTTTATAGGCCGCAACGGCCGCCGGCGCCGATGCGCCCACCGACGCAGCGATGAGCCGGTAGTTGACCTCCGCCGCGGCCGCGACCTTCCGCAGCTCGTCCGGCGTCTTCAGCCCGAAGGCGTGGTAGGCGTCGGTCGTGAGCCGGACCTTGATCGCCTGCGTATCCAGCGTCTCGCTCTGGGTATTGGTTGCGCTAATCAAATCGCCGATCTTCTCCGTGGGGAGCGAGAGCTCCCAGGCGGTGAAGGCGTCGCCCGCGTGAGTCGACGCCGAGCGGGCGCGATCGAGCGCCGCTTGCAGCCCGTCGACTTTCACGCCACTCGCATCGGCCTTCTTCGCCAGCGCCTCGAGATCTGGCAGGAGCGCGATGAGCGCCTGTTCCAACGGCATGGCGCCCAGCTTCGCCGCGGCGTCGATCTGTTTCTGGAGCGCCGCCATGTCCTCGTTGGCGACCGCGCGCGTCGTCAACCCGAGCGTGTTGAGCTCGCGCCCAAGCTTCATCGCCTCAGCCGCCTGCTCCTTCATGGCCGCGGTAGATTTCTTCTCCTGCTCCTCCTGCTTCTTGGCTTCCGCCGTGAGGAAGGCGATCGCCTCCTTGCTGAGATGCTGGGACTCCGCCCACGCATTGAAGGCCGTTTCATTCGTGCGGATGGCTTTCACAGACGCCGTCAGCGTCTCGTTGGTAAACCTCCCGAGTTCGTCGGCCAGCGCACTTTGCTTGGTCTTGATGGTGTCCAACAGGCTGGCGTGGGCACGATTCGCGTCCATGTGCTTCACGGCCGCGTCCATGAAGCGCGCCTCGGCGTCAACCTGTTGTGTTGTCGCCCCTGTGTTCTGCTGTTGCGCGTCCAGCCAGGCTTTGGACGGACGGATCAATGATTCGATGCCCTTGCGCAGCCCGTCATAGCCCTTTTCCCCGAGCACCGCCGACACACCCGCGGCCGCCACCACCGCGCCCAGCGCCGCCCCGACTGTGGCGAGTCCGCCCGGGATCGCCGTGAGCGCCGCCCCAATCTTGGTGAGCGGCGCGACCCACCCGCCAAGCGTGACGCCAAAGCCTTGCCACCCGAAGGCCATCGTCATCGCCCCGAGCGTCTTGATCCCGCCCGCCGCCGAGAGCGCCCATCCACCAAGCTGTGTCTTGACGAGCGCCCCCGACGCGGCGTTAAGCGCCCAGAGACCACCGGCCGCGACAAGGGCCGCCGCGCCAGCCTCTTTTAGTGGTCCTGGCACTGATACCCACGCGGACTTGAACCGCTCGACGAGGTCCATAGTGGTGGTGAGGGCCTTCGCGATCCCTTCGCCGATGACGTTCTTTGTCTGTGTCCACAGCCGAGACAGGCCGTCGCCGATCGCATCGAACGCGTACACCGCCTCTTTGCTCATCTTCGGCGCGGCCGCACGGAGTTCATCGACCTTCGCGATCAGTGAGGGCAGGACTTCGGCTCCGGATTTGCCGAAGAGGTTTGTCGCCGCGGTCACGCGCTTGACGGGATCCTCGATCTTGGCGACTTCGCGGGCGATCGTCATGAACTGTTCATCAGGGGTGAGCTGTTGGAACGCTTGGACTTCAATCCCGAGCCCCTTCAGGGCCGCGATCGCGGAATCGTCCCCCGCGCCGAGGCGCTTCTGGAGCATGGAGACAGCGCTGGTGAGCTGCTCCAGCGTGTTGCCCGACTGCTCCGCGATGTACTTGAGCTCCTGCACGGCCGTCACGGACATGCCGAGTTTGTCGGCGAGCTTCACGGTCGCGTCGGCGTCGTCCAGGAGTTCCTTGCCGAAGCGGACCAGGCCCGCCGCGCCGAGCGCCACGCCGAAGATCCCAGCGAGTGAGGAGGCCCCACGCAGCGCAGACCCCAGCCCGGACGTCGTGCCGGTGGCGCCTTCGGTGTCCTTCTTGAACCCCGCGATGTCCCGCCGCGCCTTTTCCAGCTCCGCGGCGGAGAGGTTCTTCGCTTTGATGACGATCTCGATGATCTTCTCACCCATGCGTCCGTCTCATCCCCGCTGCCGTCGGATCCGTTCGCGCCAGCTCGCGAGTCCCGCCTGGCCGCGCTGGGCCTGCAGGTCCTCTACCAACGCCGCCTGGTACACCTGCCGCGCGATCGTCAAGCCGTTGAGCATCCGCGCGTCTTGCTCTCCCACGCTGCCTGGCCCGGGCAGCCAGGCCAGCCGCCAGTACGCCCCGAACCCGCTCACCACCAGGTCATGCGTCACCGCGAACCACGCCAGGAGCTCCGTCACCTCGGGATCCCGCGCGATGCGAACCGGACATTCCGTCAGTTCAAGGTCGCCGTCGACCCAGACGACGGTGGATCCGTCTCCGCCATCGCAGCCTCGCTCACGGGCGTACCCGCCGGCGCGGCACCGTTCGCAGCTGTCCCCGGTCTCGGCCCATCCACTGCCGGGCCGCTCGCGTCGAGCGCGCCGGAGGAACGCGTCGAATCGGACGGCGACCCGGAGGCTTTTCCCACGCGCGCACTCATGCTCGACCCGGACGCGATGGCATACATCAGGTCAATCGCCAGCCGCGGCTCCGTGCCGAAGCAGTCCAGGAGGTCTTTCCCGGTTGTCATCTCGCGGCCGTCGACCTTGAGTTGGTTAGGCTCCACGGTCACATAGGTTTCGATCGCCGTCCGCACCGTCTGCTCGGTCTCCTGGTCCTCGCGCGCATGGAGCGCCTGCAGGTCGCGCAGCGCGTCACTCGTCATCGTCTCCGCGGACGTGAGCTCGTGCACTTGTCGTTTTGTAAGCTGGTCAATCGCATCCATCTCGCGCCGATGGCGCTCTGATTGCTCGAAGGTCAGCCGCATGACGCGGACGTTGAGGAGGACCTCGCCAATCTGTACCGTCGTCTTGTGGGTCTTGCTGAGGGTCACCATGTGGGCACGCTCCTGGCCGGATCGGTCCGGCCTCTACGGGGTTGTTCTGCCGTCGTGCCTGTCTGGTGCGCCCGCAGGGTGGAGCCGGCGACCCCCGCGCCTGAATGCGTGGGGCCGCCAGCGGTGCGTGACGCAAATCTGAAGGGTGGGACTGGACTTTTTCTGGCCTGCCAGTCCCGTCAGGCCGTGCGCCAGCGACGCTGCGCGCGCGGTATCGCTATGCCAGCGCGAATTTGAGTTCGTCGTTCAGCCCGTCGGCGGTCTCGCAGCACACGCCCTTGAACGGCCATGTGGGCACACCATCCGGGTCATCATCTTCGGGCACCGAGAAATCTACCGCCGGCGCATAGAGGGCGATGATATTGCCCTCGGTGAACCCGGTCTGCTTGTGGATCGCGACGCGCGTGCCGGCCTCTGCCAGGTCGTAGATGACCGCCTCGTCACCCACTAGGGCGTCAAGGCCGAGAGTTATGTCTCGAGTCCCGGTCATCAGGATGCCCTCGGCAGATGAGTACCCATAGGAGTTCTCACGCAGCGCGACGCCCGTGCTGATCTCCACGTCCAGCTTGATGAACTTGTACGCGGCACCGCCGACATAGAGTTCGCCAGTGAGACCCGAGGGGGGGTTCTGCGCGCCCACGGTCGTGAAGGCCGCGGGCTTGGTGGGCGCCGGCGTGACTTGGGTCTTGGCCTTGAACGTAGCCGTCAGCCGGGCTTCGTCGTTCTGCGCAAACGAAAACCCCAGCTTCTCGCAGACGGCGCCTTTGATGATCTTGGAATGGGTCGTGTCGGCAGTCCGGTAGTGCCCGAAGGCCAGCGAGGACGCTACCGCCGAGGTCAGTTTGTATGTACAGCAACCCTTGACCGCATCGCCGGTGGCCGGCGCTTGAGGCAGCGCCGGCGTCACGGTCAATGCCAGCGTGTTGATGGCGGCGATCCACCGCACGTATTTGCCGGGGAACGTGCCGCCCGTGCAGGCCACCAGGATCGCTTGCCCCACGACGAGCCCCGTTGCGGAGGCCACCGTGAAGACCGTGGTCGTGGGGGCGGGCGAGGCCGCCACCGTCGTCGCCAGCGTGACGTTGCTCTTGGCGCCCATCGCGTGTTCCAGAATAGGGTCACATTCCGCGAGCGTGTTGAGGGTGCCGCTCGGCTGGATGAGGGCCTCAAGGGAGGCCCCCGCCGAGGCGCGCCGGTCCAAACGCATCGCCACGCCAGGGCTCACCTTCTTCGCCGGGCTATTCACCCGGTTGAATGGGCTGAAGCTCGGCTTGAAATTAATGTGCCGCATCGCATGGGTGGCCACCAGCGTGGGTGGCACGCCGTATGATGTTTCGGTCGCCACGAAGAGTTGTACCAGTCGTCCGACCACTAGCGTTTCAGCCATGGCTCTACTCCTCTGTCGCCGGACTCGCCGGCACGTCCGTCGTCTCTGCGCTCATCGGCGACCGCCGGCGGCGCGGGGCCTCCGCAATGTCGGGCGAAAGGGCCTCGAACCAGTCCGGATGTACCACATCCGCCAGCACACCACCGCAGGGCAGACGCTCATCCAGGTCGACGACTTGACCAACAATCAGATTCATCCCGTAGTCGGGGGCCGTGACGCGGGCGCCGCCGATGAGCTTGCATCGCATCTGTCGCATCGTCGTCTCCTCGTCCCGGTGCGCTAGGCGTCCGGCGCACCGAAGGTCCGATACAGGTGGATCTCGATGTCGATGATCGCCCACACCGCCGCGCCCCCAATCGACCCGTCCATGGTGCGCGTCACGATGCGCGTGTCCACCGCCCGCCCGCCGCGGCTGATGTCGATGGTGATCGCCCGTTCCACGTCGGCGCAGCCACGCAGGTAGGTGCGCATCCGGCTATTGTCGTCGGTAGGATCGGACTCGCCGACCCAGTGAATCGCGATGGGCCAGATGAGACGTACCCGACTCGACTTCTGATAGTCCCACGCCTCTGGCTTGACCTGGAGAATGACGATCGGTCGCGGGCCGTTGTTTGACTTGATCAGTTCGTTGACGTTCTGATCGGGATCGAGCTTGACCGCCACACTCGTCACGGTGTAGTGGTAGCCGCTCGCGACGGCCATGCCTCGCAAGGCCGTCTGCAGGTGCTGCGCGATCAGATAGTCGATAGGCTCACTCACTGAACGGCCCCTCACTGAACGTCCCCTTCAGGAGGAGGCGCTTCATCTGGTGGGCGAACTCGGTGTCGAACGCTTCCTTCGTGCGCGCCATCCCCATCGGGCGGTACTTCGCGAAGACGTGCCCGAGCGACGGGCCGTAGAGTTCCACGATTGGGAGATTCGGACTCCAGGCGCCGCGACTCTTCCGCTGACTGAGGGCGCCCATGACCCGCCCCGTCCGCGATCCGGCCTTCCCGGCGCGACGGAAAACGCCCCGGTGTCCACTCTCCATGGTCGCCAGAAACGCATCTGGCAGCCGGCCTTTCCCTGTGGGCAGCCGGTAGCTGACGCCACGCCCCCGGCCCCGTGAGGGCTCCGGGCCCTTGGCCTTGAAGTCGATCAGAGGAATGCGCGTGAAGCCGGCGCGGAACGCGGCTTCCGCGCGTTCCAGCGTGGCCTGGCTGATAGGCAGCGCCTTACGCACGACGCCGACGTTGAGGCCGGTGTCGCGCGCAATCTCCCGGGACATGACCGTGCGGCCCTGTGTGATCGCGCGGTTCATCGCGAAGACCGCTCCGCGCATCATCTTGGCCGACATGCCCTCCAGGTCCGCCACGACCGCGTCCGCGCCTTCGACAGTGATGTTCATAGCTCTGTCTACTGCTGCACCACGATGACTCGAAAGAGATCCGCTTCGGTGCGCTCCAGGCCATCCACCCGCCACGTGCGGGTGGGCCCGCCCTCCACCTCCGCTGCGAGGATCACGCTTCCACGCGGGATCGTGTCCAACGCTGCGGTGCGGGGAATCGCCAGTACGCGACGCGGGTCCCGGCGCACCAGGTCCGTGCCGAACGGCTGGGCCTCCTCGAGCGCCCGCACCCACACACCCGTGGTCGTAACGGGGTTGCTCAGA